TAGCCAAATCAGCCTATCTGAACCAGACACAACATCTGTAGATTCTTTAGTAATACCATCTCTATTCAACTGTACAAAACTTAGACATGGCACATCGTACTTCACACAGAAGTTATGCAGTTTAGTGATCTGGAATCCGAGAACTTGATATTCCTGCATAGCATTACTAATGCTCTCAGATCCCATAAGTTTTAGATAGTCATAAACGATAAGACAATCTTTAGTCTTTCCATTCTCATCAAATCCCACATGTTGATAAATCCACTTTCGCATTACCGCCAAGATGTTGTCAAATGACTGTCCCGCAATACTGAGATAGTGATAGGGGATGCTTTTAAGCTCTTCTCCAGCAGCCCTAACCTTTTCCTTATCTATTTCATTATCATTAAACTGACCAGTAGAAATTTTATTGATATCAACACCACTAATATTGGCCAGCATTCTATTTAGGTGATCTTCTTTAGACATTTCAGTATCCAGCATCAGAACTGGAATGCCTGAGTTCTTTGCCACATTAATTGCTACAGCGTCCCCAAACATCGACTTACCAACTTTAGGTCGAGCAGCAATCAAGTCCACAGACTTACGCCTTAAGCCTCCACCAATCGCTAAATCATATGCGGTGAACCCTGTAGGGATACCGGCGATATCGCATTGGTTCTCAGCTAAATAGGTAATATAATCCTCAATGTTATCTCCAATAATCTCTGTATTCTTATCTGAGTTTTGGTAGATATCTGATGTCGCATCGAGGATAGGCTCTTCAACCTTGGATATCAAATCAATGATATCCTCTTCACCTGTGACCGAGTTTAAATCTTTCTCGCAGGCTTTAAGCGTTTTCTTCAAATCCCTTGCTAGTTTTAGTTTGGCAATCTTAGCCGCATAAATACCTGCATTATCTTTATGGATGGGAAAGTTAAAGAGCGACCTAATAAAGGCAATTTCTTCCTTACTACTTATATGCTCTTCTATACCTAGATCATTTGCCGCAGAAAGGATGGAAGTCAGTTCCACCTTAGAGTTATTAGTAATTGACTTATGAATACAGTCGAACAGAACCTGATTCATCTCATCATTAAAATGATCACCTGTAATAAAATCAATATCTAAATAGCAATCCAAACCATATTGGCATAGTGCGGCTAATACAGCCCGTTCGGACGCAGGATCTTGAAGTGATGGTTGTTTTACTTGCTTAGGCATCGGTCACAGACAAAAAATTCACGGGCGTGCTTGGGATTCACGGCAGTTGTTTTGTTACACCTGCCACAGGTTTGGTCAATCGGCTTATACACTGTTCTACTCCTGTTTGTGGGAGTGAAGTCTGGAGTCGATATATCCGAGGCGATAGTGCCATCATCTTCAAATAGATTGACTCTGTTTTGCTTATCGTTAACGGGTGATCCAGAAGTGGGCTCGTTTGTTTTGTCTTTCATTGTAAATAAATAATCTTCCGGTTTATCTCTAACCATAGTCATCTTCTCCTAGAAAGATTTGTTAAAATATCTGCCATCTTTTGTATTCTTTCAGATTTTCCATCAAGTGTTGTAACTCTAGATTCTGCATGATTCTTAATTCTTAAGATATCACTAGCTGTAGGATTCTCTTTGATAGCAGAGTAGTATTTCTCTTGCCATTTTGCAAACTTGCCACCATAATTCTGAACCACTGTAGATATTATATACCAAATACTAGCGTCTGCCCAGTCTAAAATGATTTTTTCTTTGGTTCTAATACCTTCAACATATTCTGAATATGCATATAGCTCATACGCATAGGAAGCACATTCTTCACTAGATAATCCCCGAATTTCTTCTGAGTTCATATTGAGGATCATTTTTATCTGTGGGTTGTCATCAACTAATGGCAGACTTTTACAGGCCAACCACGAGTCCATAGCTTCTAAAAATTCATGCAATTTTTCTTCGCCGCTCATCTATACCCTCTTACATTCAAAAGATATTCTATCTAACAGGAATGGCAAATTTTCCGACAGAAGTAAATCTGTATCATACACTATTTCCCCGTGAGTATTTTCAAAATCCAACATAATCTTTTGTAAATTATTAGTTTCGTATTTTTCAACCAGTAACATTGGCCATATTTTAGAAAATATTTCATTCGCATAATTTCTTTGAGCTATAGGTATAACATTTAACAGAACGCATTCCCACAATCTCTCTGTATCTATACCTACCCCGTTGGGGGTTATGGCAAACTTATACTGACTCAACTCTTGCACAAAATCTGCAAAACCTATTTTCTCTGAAAAAGATATATCTTTACCCCACACGTCGTCCCATTCTGGAAACCTTTTAATAAACCTACAGTCTATATACTCCTGCTCAGCAGCCCATTTCATCACACTTATTCTGTACATGTTTGTTATAGAAAAATTGGCATAACACATTTTGTGTTTTTGCGTATTTGGTACAATATTTAGATTTCTTATATCTATATCACGAGGAGTGCCAAGAGGCATAGGATAGATATTACTATGAATCTTTTGAGACAAATTATTTATAAAGATGTTATTATCTAAACCACCAACCTTAGAAAAATCAACAGATATTGGGATAATCGGATCGTTATGCCGATGCTGCTGTATGGAGGATATGTAATTTTGTGTCTTGTCAACTACGCCGGTACACCCCGTATCTATAACTATGTTTTTATGATCATACGATTCAGATAATTTTTGCCCTATCTCATCACCATAAGATTCCATTTCTAATGGTGCGGCACGCTCTAGCCTGAATTTATTTATATAAATATTGTTAAAAACGTCATTTTTTATATCTGGTAGATGAAATATTTTACTCGATTTTGTTTCGCCAGTCATCTATATCCTCATCATAACTAAGTTCTACTAATCTAATATTATTTAGCTCGCACCATTCTTTTTTTTCTGAATCTCTAGCCTTAGCTTTATAAAATGCCATTTTATTTTTGTGGAAGAATGAATTAAATTTATAGTGCTGCTCACCATGAACCTCTACAATCAAATCCCGATTAGGTACGAACAAGTCAGCCCTGAGCGTGCTTTTCCTCATCATCGTCTTACTACCCGGTAGTGATATCTCTTCTAATATTCTATCATAAGGAAAAATTTCTTCAAGTAACTCCTTGGCCTTATTGTGTAAAGAAGATCTGTTTTCACAAGAAGCTTGGCAATTAGATGGGTGCCAAGAATATTCTCTACCATCTAAGCCTTTTATTTTCATAGCATATCCTTTATGTTCTGTTCAAGCATGTCTATAAGATTAGGATTTTCATGCAAGAAACTATAAAGCTTGTCCTGACCCTGAAATTTGAAAGCTTTCATCACAGCGTCATTATCTTCAATATCTAAGTCTGGTTTGATCTCTTTTACTACATCTTTACACTCTAGCATAAAGGGACAACTGTACCAAGCACCAGCTTTATTAATCATCCCTAATTCTTGTGCCAGTATAAGTACTTCTTGAATCTTGTCAATACCGTGACCGTACCGAATCCAACTTTGTACCTGACCACCAGGAGCCCCCATCGACGAGCAAATGATTCTCCAGTTGATAGCCTGTCCAATCCTCTTCTTATTACTGTCCTCCCAAGGAGAAATAGCAGGGCTTTTTTCACCCCCGCCACGAATCTCCATTCTCGTATCCGCTTGATACTGGATTTTGTTTCCTCCATCAGCCATTTTAGAAGCACCAAAACCACCAGTGTTGGCAATGTAATGAGTGATAGCAATTACTAAGCCATTCTGTTTGGGTAATAGTTGTCCCATTTTTTTAGTGAAAATCGACAGGATTTTGGGGAGCCCTGCACGCCCCGGCTTGAAGTCTCCATCCAATTCTTTAGCAGGCAGCAACGATGAGATGGAATCAATAATCAAAATGGCCCCATAATAGTCTGTATTACTCATCAACTTGTGTGCCACATCAAGAAATGTTTCAGCGGGCAATGGCTCATCTTCTGGTTGAATAATCTCCATCTTTGCTGGATCAAGATCAGCAACCTCAAAATTCATACCCTTTAGCCGTCCCTCGACATCTAAATAGATAATTGGCCTGCCTTCCTTTTGACAGTTGGCAGCAATCTGCATCGCTGTAGTGGTTTTACCACTTTTAGGATCGCCAGTAAGGGTGAGCCAACTACCTTCCAGTATACCACCCCCAAGAGCAATGTCAATAGCAGGACTTACAGAAATGATTTTTTTATTCTTTTGGCTTTCAAGCACCTGTGTGCCAGTAGTAATAATCTTGCCGTAGTCTTTAATAATCTTTGAGATATATTCAGGATTCTTTACTTTTGTCATCTTCTATATTTCTAATCTTAGAGAATAATGTGGACTGATTTCTGAATGACTTTCTTGGCTTGTGCTCGATCTCAACAGTGGAGTCGATTACCTTCTTTTATTTTTTTGACTCTTTGTCCAAAAGTTTTGCGACCTTAGCAACACCTTTATCTACGAATCGTAGTATCAAAACATATCTACCCGACTTATGTAAAAACCCTAGCGAATAAACATTTCTACCGCTAGGGCCATTAACATATTTTAATAGAGCGTCCTCACCATATTTTTTGACTAACTTATGTGCTGCACGTACTTGTGTTTGATATTCTTTATCTTTAGACTTATTCCAAAATTTATATTCCAAACTCCCTTTGTTATCCTTTTCGGCTTTTCTGAGGCATACCACCTCAGCCACGTACTGAGCAGAACTACACAAGTCCCCCGTCGAGATACTTTTTAACTTCTTCGTGTTGTCTTTTTTCTGAGCCATCTTTGAAGATCATATTACCAAGGTTATCGGAAGTCAAGATTCTTTCTGATTCTTTTTGCTCAAATTCATTATACGGCCAAGTGTATTTGGCAACATCTACCATAGAGCAGTCATCTCGCAGATGTAAAACTGTTAATGTTTGGAAGGATTGAGAATGAGACCCATCCATAGCTTGGTCCTTGGCAATACCCCTCATTACAGCTATGCCATCTAAACCATTTTCATTCTCAAAGAAAATCTTTTTCTCTGCACCAAACATATAAAGTTCAACACATGTGGGCCAAACTTTATTAGCTTCACAATGACGCCTCAGTCTCAGCCAAGGGTTTGGTATATCGGGCCTATCATAGTCTCCATAAACCTTCACACCATCTGTCAATGTGATCACCCAACTAATCATTAATTGCTCATGGGTCAGCCTATAAAAATATGGATCTACTTCTGTACAAATCATACTACTTATCCTTTATCTGATGAATAACCCCTTCCTCATACCTCTTGGCTGTGGTTGTTCTTTTGGGCCTGGATTCATCGGCTGCCATAGAGGCATTTTCCGTCATAATTACAACACCACGCTCAGGCTTAGTTGCAAATAAATTTGGACGAGGATTCTCAGTAATTTCCATATACCGAGCTAATACCTGTTCAGACCTATCCAACTTCTCTGAAATATCTCTAATATCCATCGCATGATTGTTATCGATGAATTCTTTTTCCTTGTTCGACAATGGTCCCTTTTTCATATTACTCTCCCATTAAAGATCGTCTTGCCTTCGTAAAGTACAATGAATTCTTCCTCGTTAAATATTGCATGTAGTGGTCAAATGTGACCTTCGACACTTTTCTAAATGCGTAAATTTTATTGTTAATTCTTTTGTCAGCCCTATGGGCGTCCAACAACTCCCCTCTTCCAAATCTAATATAAAATCTTTGCTCTTCTTTATCATTAGTATTAGTTGTGACAATTTTTGCGTACGCCTTGACCTCTTCTACATGATGACCATCTATACCTAAAAACATTTCAGTTCTTGCTGGCTGGTCAGGTAGGCTCAAATCTGATATATCTTCATTCTCCCAACGACTCATTTAATTTCTCCAGTTTATTTTTGATATTCTGTATACAGTCTGCCTCTGACACACCTAAAATATTGATTTGGGCTTTTTTTCCTAGGTTGTATTTTAATAGCCTCTCGTCACTTAAAGACTCTCCCAGACTGTTGTCTGGATTAATTGGTCTAATATTAATATCAAATGTTATTACAGATGTATGGGGTAATTCGCGTTTAGACATTTTACAACCTTAATTCTATTTCCACAATCTTACACGGTATGTTCCATATCTTCCAGTCGCAGTAGCATCCGCCACTAATCTCATTCTTCTTCTCGGCATGCAGGTGCCTAGCGTTTTAGGGTTTCGGCCTTTACGACCCCATCCACAACCCTCAAATCTGGCTCCATATTTCCAAGGATTAGCAATTGAATAAGGTGGATGCCACCTATAATTCCTCTCAGCCATGTATTTTACTCGTGTCTCAGCCACTTCCTGTAAGGTTAAGGGTCTAGAGACTGGAACAACACACGTCAAAGCCATTAATAACCATTTCATTTCAGGGTCCTTTCTTGATCATTTTCCATCCGCAATCCACTTGCGTTTTTGCTCAGGTGTCATAGAGTTAATTTTCCTGTTCAGTTTTCTTTTCTCAGACATTTCCTGCTTCATATTATGTTGTTTATCCTTGGCTTGACGCTCATATTTTCCCATCTTTTTGCTATTTCTGTCAGCC